CTAATGGCTTTGGGTTTTTCCAATATTTTGCAGGCAATCACAGGTAGCGGAGCAATGCGTCCAGCGCCTCAAGCTGTCACGCCTGACCCGATGGCCTCAAACGTCATGCAATCGCTCGGAGCCGTGCAACCTCCCGCACAGATGCTGCATCAACGGTGGCTGCGGCGGGAAGCGCTGCCGCTAGTCCAGTCCCAAGATAATCAACTAATCTGCCAGCCATCGCTAAATCTCCACGTACACTAGTGAGCCGTCTTCCTCATAGACTAAATTCGGAGGAACGGAACCATCAACAAGAGGGAATTTTGATAGTCCGCCTCCTCCTGAACCGTTTGACGCTGCCGTAAGGCGTCCCTGCTGATCGACTGTTATGTTTGCGCTGGTGTAAGAGCCTGGAGTAACTGCGGTATCCGCAAGATTAAGAGTGACGTCTGCTGAAAGGGGACCGCCGCCGTCAAGTCCTGTGCCGGGAATGATATCTCTCGCTGCGGCCCAATCATCAATAAGCTGCTGCGCTTGGGCGGCAGTGATACCGTTCTGAATATCTATCTGGCGTTGTTCGGCCCACCGAATAAAAAACAAGGTAGGAGTGCCGTCTGGATTGACGAGTTTGATCTTTTGCTCAAGAGGTTGAATATCTCCAGCCATCAGCCGTCATCGTCGTCTGGATCGTTCATTTCAAAACTGTCGATACGTGCGACTGCACCATCGTTAGTGATTTTGAACAGTCTGCCCGGCGCGCCTATCTGCCCGAGTGAATACCACGACAATTGCGGATTGGTCGTCCCCACTGAAACTTCGACACTTCCCATATCATTAAAGGTCACACCTGCATCGTCACTAATTTCGAGTGTGACAGCCGCTCCGGTATAGGCAGGCTCGCCCATATCCGTCGTAAGCCATGCGGCATAGCACGGCAGGACTTCGCGGCCTGTCATCGGCAGTTGCCCCATTGTGATACGGTCGAAGAATATAGGGTCGCCTCCGTCGCTCGCGCTGCCGTCGAAAGGCTGTTCAGGGCTTAGGAACCAAAGAAGCCCCAAGTTATCGTCACCCGCCACAACATCGCTGCCGTAGCCAATTGCGAGTCCTTGGCCTCCAATCCAGTTCACGCCGTAGTTTGCGCGCCAAGTGGGAGAACCTAAATCTGCCCAATCCATCCACTGCTTCGAGTAGGTGTCGTAAACGAGAGTGTTGGTGTCTCCGAGACGCAGCACATAATAGTCGTGACCGTCGAGAGTGAAAGTCCATGCGCGGACAATCGGATTTTCGACACGGCCTCTGACTACGACCTGCACGTACAATTGAGGAACCCTGATTTCAGGCATGCCTTCGGTGACTGCCGTTACGAGAAGTTCACTGGCAAGTATGTTTTCCGTCGGATAATTGAAAACCGTTTGGATATAGAGGCTCGACGCATAGATATCCGGACTTCCTTCTGCGACAGCTTGCAGAAGCAATCCAGAGGACTGAATTGTCGGAGTGAGTGCCATTATACTGTTCGGGCAAGTTCAATAGATGCAGCATCCAAAGACGTAGGTGTCCATGCAACGCCAGTGTCAGGATCGAGTTCACTGATATCAGGCCAATAGGTCATTGCCGTCGTGATTGCTCTGTCTGCGCCTGCATCTTCTGCACCATCAGAAACCATGCTGATTTGCAGATTACCGTCACCGCCATCAACCTTTTGTGCGCGTACAACCGTCATCAATCCACGAACAGAAGTTACGTCAGGAGGTAAATTCGTCAATGTAAAGACTGCTGCTTCGACTGCATCTGCCGCCATATATTCAGTATCAATCGGAGGGATATTGTCGAGAATATTGAAGCCTGTCGAACCCGTTGAAGGTGTCCAGCCACCAAGCGCAGTGTCAGCGTCCGGAACCAATGTAAGCACCGATACGCTTCCGAAGAAGTCATTATTCACTGAACCGGCATCATTCCAGATAACGAAGTCTTTGATATAATATTCGCCACCCGCAATCCCGAAGCCGTTCCTTGCGTTAGTAAATAGTATCTGATTGGCGGTAGTTTCTGCCGTAGCCTTAGTGTCTTGCGCTGTGAGGTTCAGAACGACTGAACCGTTGACGCGGACTTCCACAACGCCGACTGTATCGCTGATTGTAACCTTGGCTTCTATATGCACGTAAGCGTTGGCGACAATTGCAGGGACGCTCGTAGTCCCTAGCAATACTCCGCTTTCTGCGGTGCCTCGATAGGCTGAAATATCGCCGGTCGTCAGAACCTTCAAAGTGACTTGAGCCACATTGTTTATGTCTGTGAAAGGGAAATAGACGTAGTTTGTAGAAGTTGCAGGAAGTGTACTCATCCAAATACGGAAAGCCACGCCTACAGTATCTTCGCCGCCTGCCGGAAACACCTTACGCAGTACGTTCCCATAATAGGGGATAGTTGAGTCTGACGCATTCTCGATACTTACGACATTAGCCGAGGATGACGGGTCCGGATCGGCGACAAGAGTTACTCCTGTGTCTGCCTGTGCGTACAGACCATTCAAAAGCAATGCTACATCAGTGCCATAAACTCCGAAATTGTCAGCAAATAGTAAAGACATGACGAAACCCCTATTCTTGCGATGCCTGAAACTGGATCGACTCCCTGATACGTTGCGCAATATCAGGACGTGAGATTTTTTCAATTCCTCCCGACACCTGAAATACTTCACCCTCGTTATCGACCAATATCATGCTATCCTTGACTTGAATAGCCGTCCCTTCCCATGCGCCGCGATCAAAAACCACGCCCTGCATCCGAAGAACCGGACTGTCATCGTTTCCGGTGAAATACCATACTTCTGTTGTGTTGCTGCCGGGAAGCCAGAATTGATCGCCAAAGACCACGACATTTGAAATCGGATCCGGAGCACGCTCTGCCGTTGCAAAGTCCAGCGCGTCGATGACTGTTTCGCCAGGGTCAATCCAGAAAAACCTGCCGTTGATGCCTTGGTCTTGTGCTGGCACGGCTACGACATAGGACGAGATATATCCAACGTCGATTATACCAACGTCATCCGGTGTTCCTACTTGCGTCCATGTAGGGTCGCCGCCATCTTCAAGCGTTGCGGCACTCCATGCAATTGCTGCACCTGTCTCTGTCGTGACAGTACTGTTGCCGAGCGCACCGACGAGCACTGAACGGATATAAACTTCGGTGCTGGTGAAGTTTGCGACTTGTACCTGCGTATGTGCTGTCAACGCTGTGCTATATTGCGTTCCCGCAATACCTGTCGCGCCAATGGCGTCTGCAAGATTTTCCCATGCTTCGGCGGCATTTGCTCCCAAGGCCACCAGCCACGGATTGCCTACTGTTCCTGCCGGCGTGCCTGCGTCAACGCTGGCATTGGTGAAGCTGTAATAGATGCTGCCGATCCGCACGACATTAGTATTTGCAGGCGTGCCTGAAATATTGCCTATCGCGTAGCCTTCTTCGATATAGAGCATCAGTGCCGAACCTGCTGCTACAAAAAGAAAAGCGGGCGTTTCACCTATGTTGCTGGTCGCAGCCATCTTGACCGGAGTGAGATTGCTAGGTGCTGGAATTGCGCCTATCAGTGTGATTGTTTCGTCTTTATCTACGCGGTAGAGATTAGCACCACTGGCAACAAACAGGCAATCGCTGAAACTTCCCGGCTGGCTGTAGATACCGCGAATAGGTCCGTCGCCAACAGCAAGCCAGCGCTTTAGTCCCGGACGCGCAATCAAAGCTGCCTGCTGCGGTGACAGAACAGGGTTCTGCTCGAAGTACATATTGCGCGTGCGAATACGTGCTTCTTTCGCTACTCCGCGAAAATAATCACTTCTGGAAAGCGGAATATCCATTTACCAACTGCCCGGATAGCTGCCGCTGTCAAACGCCCGATTGCTGCTGAATGAGCGCTGCTGATCGTAACTTTGCAGCGACATGAAAGGCCACGAAATATCGTCCAGAATTTCAAGCGGCATAGATTGCAGATAACGATTGACGAATTTGCGCTTTTCACTTTTGAAGATGAGTGCGCTCTGCTCATCCATCGTGCGGCCATAGCGAGGGTTGAGGCGCAGTGCGAGCAAGGTAATGAAGAAGTTGTCGAAGTCCGCAGGGAAGGGCAATTGGTCGGTATCGAGAAGCGACGTCAGTTTCACCCAACCGGCAAGGTCTGCACGGTAAAACCATTCGGTAAAAGTGCCGTCGGTGTTGAGTGTGATTGTTGGCGTCCCTTCAATCGTGCGGCCATTGGCATCCAGCGTGACGGGATAGGTCGCCAAGCGCCCGAACGGGTCAGCAATCCCCATCCGTGCGCCGTCTTGAGGTCGCACAGTCAAATAGACGGTTCGGGCTTCCTCATTGACTGCAATTAGCCGACGGTTGATTGTCGGACGGTCTATCCGGTAGTCTGTGGTCGGGATATCGTCGGCAGTACTTTCACGTCCGTAATTGCCGAGCGGCCAATCCTGCAAGGCTTCGCCTGCTTCGTCGCCATAGACTGACGAAATTACTGCATTGAACAGGCGGAGCGCTTCGGTGGACTGTGCCGCATTAGGTGCAGTCGTGAGAGGGAGAATATTCCCCTCGCGAAAAGCGTCCGTAATGATAGATGAAATCAATGTCACGAAAGCGCTCCATGTTCAAAATTAAAGGTTGAGAGGTTTATCCGCCTTTTTTGGTTTTTTCTCAACCGGCTTTTCATTCAGCTTGGGATGATACCATCCGGCCGGAAGTTCATCCGGCGAATTGAAAATCTCTGTTTCACCGTTCGGGCCGTTACACCATGCAGGCCATCTTTTGTCGTCACTCATTTTCGTTCTCCTTCAATTATGGCGCGATATAATATCCTGCCGATACTCGCCAAATGACGCCTGTTGTCAAGGGGCATACGATCGTTACCGCAGCGTTCTGCGCCGACGCTGCTACGGGATATGCGAAATCTTCCTGAATGATTTTGTCAGTGCCTTGCGGCGCTGCATCTGCACCAAAGGTGAAAGCCATCGACCCCGGCAAGTTGGTAGTTGTCACGATTGTCGGAGTAGCGCCTGCTGTCAGCAAAGCCGTCGCGCTGCGAACAATGCGGATATAGGTGATATACTGCCGAAGTCCTGCACCTGGTGCTGCAAGCGTCAACGTGGCCGCTACGCCGGTCGCTGCCGTGACCGTTCCGTAAAGTGGCGTCACCATACCTTGCAAGCTGTCGTCGAGCGGTGCAGTGTCCGCTGCCAGTGTCGCAATTGCGGTGCCTGACGTATATGCTGTAACCCGAGCCCGTATCATCCGGTAGGGTGCGCATTTACCTGCCCATATACCTGCTGCGGTGCCTGTGACAGCCGCAACATAGCTGATGGATGCCAAGTTGACGGGACGGACAGGGATGAGTGTCCAGTTCACGCCGTCAACGGATCCCGAAACTTCGATAGTCATCGAGAAGGTGCCTCGCAAGTCTAGTGCGAGACTCGCAGCACCATCGGCAGGGACGACAACCTCTGCGTTCACTGCGCCGAGATTGCCGGACAGAAAAACCGTTTCCCGAGGGTGGAGATTACCTATGGACAAGTCTTTACTGATTTTAGCCATTATGAAGCACTCCAATTAAAAAGGATTGGCCCGCTGGTAGGTTGGAGAAAAGCTGCATTGATTGTAATTTCATCTGTGCCGGGAATTGCCTCGCACGAAATCATATCCAGCAATTCAGCGCAGTTTTCGTCATCGTCTGTTGCAGCACCTAATCCTAAAAAGATACGGCTGGTAGGTGATATCCCGACGGCAGCAACCGTTTCAGACCATTCATAGGCTCCAGCCTGTTTAGTAATGCTGATACTGGCTTCGCCGGATAAACCTCCTGCACTGTTGATTGGCGCATAGAGAGTATCCGCTTCGGTTTCCGTCAAATATTGCGGATGAGGATTAGGTTCCGCAACATGGTCAGGAACAGCGGCATAAGTTTCAGCGAAATTCTCATTTAGCTTCGTGCGCGCTTCAAGTCCGGTGTCGCCGTTGAGGATCGTCTGCTGCGTCATCCATCATTCCAAACACCGCCGTCGAGCCATTGACCATCGTCATTCCAGATGCCTGACGCTAATATCCAGACAGGTCCGCCGCTATTGCCTTCTTGTGTCTGCAAAGCTGCCCACAGCATAAACATATCAGATAGCCAGAGTGCCTGCTGCACCGCCTGCCAAAACCACAGTCGCGCCTTGCGAAGAATTGAATACGAAAGGCAACGGCGTGAATACACCTGCCGTCACTGCAACCGCATTGACTAGCACTGTACCGTCAGCATCGGTCAATGTGAGTGTTCCGGAAACCGAAGCAAGAAAGCCGCCAAGGTTCGGACCTTTGATTACGAACGTACTATTTGCGGCCATTGGCTGCGGGCGAAAACGCTCCCGAACATTCATTTCAATTCTCCCTAATAACTACCCCTTGTGAGGGTTGAAGGGCTCCACCCCAGCGGGAGCGGGATGGAGCCTACAACCTTCGCCCGGAGAACGAAACGAAGTCTTTAGCTGCCGTTCATGCGGACCATCCGTGAACGCTCACGAATGTTGGCATTGAGGGCCACGTCGAAGCGAACGCCGTGTGCGCCTGTGAAGAAGTCGCTGTGCTGCCACATACGGACAGTCAAAGGAATCTTGGTCAGGCGACGACGCATCGAAGTGTCCGAAGCCGGCAGGATGAGCGGCACGGTGTTGACGACAACAGCCTGCTTCTGGATAAGCGCGCGCGGCGAGAGTGCCGTGCTGGCTGCACCAAGGAAGGTAATATCAGCATTGTCTGCCGGTGCTGCCGTTACGGTAGCGTGTGCAGTGTTGATATTGATGTTGTCGCCAGAACCTGAACCTGGAACGATAATCGCAGGGAAGATCGTCAGTGCCACGTTGTTAGCAAACACAGTCGCTGCTGCGATAACAGTAAACTGCTGCAAACGTGCCTGAGTGACAGCCGCCTGCTTGCGGTTATCGTAAGCGAACACGGCTGCAGTAGTGAACACTTCTGCAG